TACCAAAGATACTGCTAATACAGGAAATCCGATGGCAAAATCACCGCGCATTGACAGCACCGCTGCCGCCGTTGATCTGGCGCGGGCTGCTCAAATGGAGATCCATCCGCCGTCGAACGTGCCGCTGGATGACCGCGACATGCCTTTCTTTGCCTCTGTCCTTGCGGAATTTGCGCGCACGGAATGGACGGCGCACCAGCTTGAGCTTGCCGCGATGCTGGCGCGAACGATGGCTGACCTTGAGCAGGATCAGCGTCTGATGCGGGCCGAGGGGCCGGTAATGGCAACGGAAAAGGGCACGCCTGTGGTCAATCCGCGCAAGGCGGTGATCCAGATGAATGCCTCAATCATCCTGTCCTATCGGCGCAGCTTGTCGCTTCACGCGCGCGCGCAGCATGGCGAGGCGCGGGACGTTGCCAAGCGCCGGGAGAGCGTGCGCGAGATTGAGGCCGGCATGGACAGCGGCGATGATCTGCTAGCCCGCCCGAACTGATGACGCGCGGCGAAAGGGTCATCGCTTTTGTTGAAAGATATTTATCGGTTCCCGAAGGCCGCCATGTCGGCAAGCCGCTGGTGCTGATGGAGTTTCAAAAGCGGTTTATCCGCGAGGTCTACGACAACCCGGCGGGCACGTCGCGGGCCTATCTGAGCGTCGGGCGCAAAAATGGCAAATCAGCCCTGATCGCCGCCTTGCTACTGGCGCACATCGTAGGGCCTGAAGCGCGGCTGAATACGCAGATCATCAGCGGCGCGCGGTCACGGGAGCAAGCGGCGCTGGTCTTCAAGCTGGCACAAAAGATGGTCGCAATGTCGGCGGACCTGCGTCACAAGTCGATGACGCGCATCACGCCATCGCAGAAGATGATCACCGGCGTTCGAATGAACGTGGAATACAAAGCGATTTCGGCTGAGGCTGGAACCGCGCACGGCCTTTCCCCGGTGCTGGCGATCTTGGATGAGGTCGGGCAGATCAAGGGACCATCGGATGATTTCGTGGAGGCCATTACCACATCGCAAGGGGCGCACGACAACCCGCTGTTGATTGCCATCAGCACGCAAGCCGCAACGGACAACGATCTGTTTAGCCGGTGGATTGACGATGCAGCGACAAGCCAAGATGCGCGAATTGTTTCGCACGTCTACACGGCGCCGAAAGACTGCGAACTGATGGACCGAACAGCTTGGCTGGCGGCAAATCCGGCGATGGGTGAGTTTCGATCAATACAGGATCTCGAGGATTTGGCCGCGCTTGCGGAGCGGATGCCTTCGGATGAAAACAGTTTCCGATGGCTGTATCTCAATCAGCGGATCGAGGCATCGTCACCATTCATCAGCCGCGCCGTCTGGCAGTCATGCGATGGCGCGGCTCTTCCCCTTGCGGATGGCGCCACAATTTACGGCGGGCTTGACCTGTCGGAAGTGAGCGATCTCACAGCGCTAGTGCTGGTGTCGCCAGTATCTGTGGGGCTTCTGGCCCCGGTCGAAACGGAATGGCACGTGCACCCGACCTTCTGGCTGCCTGCCAACGGGCTGCGGGACAAGGCCAAGGCCGACCGGGTGCCTTATGACATCTGGGAGCGCGAAGGCTTTCTGCAGGCCACGCCTGGCGCTGTGGTCGATTACGAATTTGTTGCGGCGCATCTGTTCAACCTGTCGCAACGCTATGACCTTCGGAAGGTTGCGTTTGACCGCTGGAACTTCCGGCACTTGCGGCCATGGCTGGTTCGGGCCGGATTTACGGATGAGCAGGTCGAGGGTGACGACGCGATATTCGAGCCTATGGGGCAGGGCTATCAAAGCATGTCGCCTGCGCTGCGTGATCTTGAAACGGTTCTGCTATCTGGGCGAATGGCCCACTCAGGGCATCCAGTCCTAGACATGTGTGCCCGCAATGCCGTGGTGCAACGCGATCCATCTGGAAACCGCAAGTTGGCAAAAGACAAAAGCCGGGGCCGGATCGACGGCATGGTGGCGCTAGCAATGGCGATGAGCGTTGCCGGGACATGGCAGGCAACAGCGTCACCTATTGAGCCAAGGATGAGACTTCTATGACATTCCTAGGCAAAATTCGCGAGTATTTCGTGCCGAAAGCAGAGATCGGATCGGCTGAAATCCGTCGCGGCGATGGTGTTTGGGAGTCTTTGGGCGGCGGTTCTGGCGCCCCGTCTGAGGCAACCGCGCTGCAAGTCACAGCGGTTTATGCCTGCGTCAACCTGATTTCTGGGGCGATTTCCGCGCTTCCGATGCACGTTTACCGTCGGGCGACTGATGGTGATCTGTCGCGCGATATGAATACGGACCTCTGGTGGATACTTAACGAGGAGTTTTCTCCGCGCTGGCCTGCCTCGGCGGGATGGTCGTATCTGGTGGCTTCAAAGCTGCTTTATGGCGATGGCTATGCCGAAATTCTGCGCGACCCGAATGGCCAGATCAAGGGCCTGATGCCGATTCATCCGCGCCGCGTGCTGCCGGTGGTTTCGCCCGATGGCATGCGGCTGGTTTATCAGGTCAGCCCTGACACAACTATCCTGACGCCTGATGCGCGCACCCGTGTTATTCGCGTCATCGATCAGGACGACATGCTTGATGTTGCGGGGTTTGGTTTCAACGGTCTGCGCGGGATGTCGGTTCTGCGCAGTGCGCTTTCCATCTCGGGGCGGCTGGCAATTTCGGCGCAGGATTTCTCTGCATCGTTCCTGGAGAATATGGGGCGGCCTGATTACTGGATCGGCACCGACAACAACCTGACAGATGCGCAGTTCGCCCGCCTGAAGGACATGCTTGAGGATCATCGCGGCCCGGCCAACAGCGGCAAGCCGATGCTGCTTGAGGGCGGAATGAAGGTCAACTCGCTGACCATGCCGCTTGAAGAAATGCAGCTGCTTGAAACGCGCAAGTTTCAGGTTGAGGAAATCGCCCGCGCTTTTGGCGTGCCGCCATTCATGATCGGGCACACCGAGAAAACTTCGAGTTGGGGAACCGGTGTTGCGGCAATGGGTGCTGGATTTGTGCGGTTCGCGCTGCGCGATCACCTCAACGCTTTCCAAAACGAGATCAACCGCAAGTTTTTCCGCACGGTTTCACGGGTCGCGGAGTTCGACACGACCGAGCTTGAGCGGGCTGACCTTGGCGTGATGATGAATGCCGCGCGCGTGGCGCTTGGCCGGGCCGGTGAAGAGCAGATCATGACGGTCGAGGAAATCCGCGCCCAACTGCGCCTGCCGCGCAAGCTGCAAGGCACGGTTCGCCCGCCGTCGCAGGCCCCCGTAACGCCCGCCGCCGACCCTACAACACAGGACGTACCGCAATGAACCCGCAAATCAAGATGCGCCTCGCCAACAAGGGCGCAGGCGAGTTTCGCGCTGATGCCAATGTGATCTGGCTTTACGATGTCATTGCATCGGACGCGGAAGAGGCAATGTGGATGGGCGGCATTGCGCCGCAGCAATTCATCAACGCCCTGTCCCAAACCACCGGTCCGGTAACGCTGCGGATCAACAGCCCCGGTGGATCGGTATTCGGCGCGCAGGCAATGGTTGCCGCAATGCGCGCCCACCCGTACCAGATCACGGCGCAGGTTGACAGTTTGGCCGCCTCTGCTGCCTCTGTCATCGCCGCTGAAGCCGCGCAAATGGTGATGGCGCCGGGCGCAATGCTGATGATCCACCGAGCTTGGGGCATGGCAATCGGCAATGAAGGCGACATGCGCGCTACTGCTGATCTTCTGGCGAAGATCGATGGCCAGATTGCCGATAGCTACGCCCGCCGGGCTGATGGTGATGCCGCCGCTTTCCTTGATCTGATGGCGGCTGAAACATGGTTCACGGCGGAAGAGGCCGTTGCGGCCGGGCTTGCTGATGGGTTGGTTGAGGCCAACACACAGCGCCCCAAGACGCAATGGGATCTGTCGGCCTATGCCAAGGCGCCCGGCAAGGCATCGCGCAAGAAAACCCCGAAGGCAATCACCGTTGCGCCCGCGTTCAACGATGCGGATGTTGCCTTTGTCACCGGCATGGTGCCGACGATTGAGACACAAATCGAACTGGCCAAAACTGCTGTCAACTCGGCCATGAGTGCCGATGTTATCGCAATGGCTGGTGATGTGCTTTGCGATGGCACTGAGCAACTGGGCGAGTTGCAGGCATGGATTGAGGGCAATGGCCTGATGCCCACGCCGGAACTGCCGGAAACACAGGATTTGGTCGCATCGCGGCAACGGCAGTTGGCCGTGCGCTTGGCGACCGCCGAAATCTGAGCGCGCCGCGCCGGATCAACAGCCGCCAAGGCGGTATTTCAAAGAAAGGGACATCATGTCCATTCAAGCACTTCGCGAGAAGCGCGGCACGATTGCGGCTGCGCTCAAGGAACTGGTGGCCAAGCCCAACTGGGACGCCGCAACCGATCAGGCGATCTATGACAAGGGCCTTGTTGACCTTGACGAAGTTGATGCTGCGATCAAGCGTACCAACGATGTCAACTCCAAGATCGCCGCTGATGCCCTGACCAACGATGTCGCGGACGCGGCGGCACGTATCGGCAAGAAAACCGGCAACCAAGATGTTAGCCTCTATTCGAAGTGGCTGCGCGGTGGCGACAAGGCGCTGAATGCCGAGGAATGGGCGCACATCCGCAACACGATGTCCACCACGACCTCTTCGGAGGGCGGCTATACGGTGCAGACCGATGTGGCAAACGCCGTCCTGGACGCGCTGAAGGACTACGGCGGCATGCGCGATGTCGCCACCATCATGCGCACCGAAAAGGGCAACGCGATGTCGTTCCCGACCTCGGACGGCACTTCGGAGGTGGGCGAGATCATCGCGGAAAACACGACCGCGACCGCAGCCGACCCATCTTTCGGCACCAAATCTCTGCCGGTCTACAAATACTCATCGAAGATCGCGGCTGTTCCGTTCGAACTGTTGCAGGATTCGTCGGTGGACATTGAGACGTTCATCCAAAACCGCCTTGTGACCCGCTTGGGCCGGATCACCAACACGCACTTCACGACCGGCACCGGGTCTTCGCAGCCCAACGGCATCATCACCGCTGCCACGACCGGCGTGACCGCTGCCAACTCGACTTCGCAGGTCACGGCGATCATCTACACCAGCGTCATCGACCTGATTCACTCGGTTGACCCCGCCTATCGCGCGCAGGGCAACTGCAAGTTCATGATGAACGATGCCTCGGTGAAGGTGCTGCGCAAGGTCGTTGACGGGCAATCGCGCCCGATCTTCGTGCCGGGCTATGATGCCACCCACGGCAACCTGCCCGCGCTGTCGGCGCCCGACACGCTCTGCGGCTATCCCATCGTGATCAACCAAGATATTGCGGTGATGGCGGCTGGCGCGAAATCCATCGCGTTCGGGGATTTCAGCTACTACTACATCCGCGATGCGATGGACATTTCAATGTTCCGGTTCACCGACAGCGCCTACACCAAGCTGGGCCAAGTTGGCTTCCTCGCATGGCTGCGCTCGGGCGGAAACTTCATCGATGTCGGCGGGGCTGTGAAGCTCTTCGTCAACGCCGCCACCTGATGGAAACGGGGCGCGGCGCAATCCGCGCCCCTTACCCTTTGGGGAAAATCAATGACATATCGCCCGCGCAATCGCATCTGGACGCCATCGGCGCTATCGGCCAGTCCCGTTTCTACCGCCGATCTGATGGAACATCTGCGGATCAGCGATACGGGCGAAACCGACTTGGTGGCGGCATACGGTCTTGCCGCTTGCCTCTACATTGAGAAATTCACGCAACGTCTTCTGACATCGCGGGCCGCAACGCTGCTTTTGCCAGACCTGCCGTCCGATGATGAACCGATTGAGCTTCCCGGCGGCGCTGTGGCATCGATCACGGCAGTCACCGCCGATGGATCAGCGGTGACGGGCGCGGTTGCATACGGGGATAGCCCCGCGATTTTGGTGCCGTCTGGCTATTGGCCCGCCGTCACTGGCACGCGATATCCTGTCTCGATCACCTATGTCGTCGGCTGCGTGACGCTACCCGCTGACCTTGTGCACGCGGTCAAGTTGTTGGTTGCGGAGATGTATCTGCACCGCTCGGATTCCGAAGACATCATGCAAAGCCCGGTATCGCTGCCATCGCGCGCGCTGATGGGCATGCACCGGATCAGCCCGCTATGATCGGACGCCTCAACCAGCGCATCACGATCCAGCGCAAGACCCTCACGCCTGACCTCATGGGCGGGGCTGTAGAGGCATGGTCTGACCTCGCCACTGTCTGGGCCGGGGCGAAGGTCAAAGCGGGCCGTGAGGCGCTTGACGAGGCCCGCATGAACGCATCGGCAACGGTGGTGTTCACGCTCTACAGCCATAGCGACGTGATCGAGGGCGACCGCATCATGTGGGACAGCCGCGCGCACAATATCCGCGTGATCCGGCGCGATGGCGGGCAGCCGTTGATGATGGTGATTGAGGCTGAGCGGGGGGTGGCGTCGTGAGCATGAAGATCACCGGCATGGATCAGGCCCGCGCAATCTTCCGGGAAATCGCCCCGCGCGAGGTGCGCAACTTGGGCCGCGCTACGGTGCTGGGCATTGCACGGCGTCTGGCCGTTGATGCGTCTGACCGCGCACCGGAATCGGAAGGCGATCTTAAGGGCAGCATCAAGGCAAAACGCGAGCGCGGGTCGAAAACGGTTCTTGCGGCCTCAACGGCTGTCAGCCGCACCGCCTTCTACTGGCGCTATCTCGAATACGGGCAGGGGCCTGACAGCGTGGAACATGCATTCTTCCTGAAATCGGTGAAGGCCTTTGAGCCTGATCTTGAGCGGGTGTTTCTCGATGCGTTCGGCGACGCCCTTGAAAAGCGGCTCCTGCGCCTGAAGCGGGCCGCAGCATGACAACGACAGCCCCCGGAACTGCTTTGGCAGCCGCGCTTTACGAGGCGCTGTCACGCATCGGCATCCCGGTGCACGCCGTGCCGCCGCAACTGTCTGATGGCGGCAGCGATGCTGCCTATCCGTGCATCAGCATCGGCGAAGTGGCGATGGGCCAATGGGATGATAGCGGCACGCGCGGCTTCGACTTTGTGGCCCGCGTGCATGTCTGGTGGCGCGGCGGATCAAAGGCGCCGGGCTTGGCAATCCAAGACGAAATTTACAGCGTCCTGCACCGTGGCTCGCTCACGGTGGATGGCTGGAAAGACATTCTGCTCGATCGGCAGATGAGCGATGTGACCCGGCTCACAGATGGGTCATTCCACGGGGTTTGCGAATATCGCGGCCTGTTGACGGAGGGCTAACACATGGCAGCTGCCGCAGGCCGCTTGGCCGTAATGAAGAAAGCCGGAACGGCAATTTGCACGTTCAAGGCCCTGAATATCAGCGTCGATCACTCGCCAATCGACATCACCGACAGCGGAAACTCTGGCGTTGTCACGCTGCTTTCGAACGCAAACGCATCTTCGCAGATCAGCATGGATATCTCCGGTGTCTATACAGACCCGACGCTGCGGAACATTGCGTTTGATCTGAGTGTGACGAAGTTCTTGACTGACGTGACGTTCCATTTTTCCGATGCGCTGGCAGCGAAAGACACCATCGCCGGAAACTTTTTTGTCACCGGCTACAAGGAATCCAACCCGGATGACAACGCGACTGACTTCTCTTGCACCCTTGTTTCCTCTGGCGCCTGGACCATCGCATGAGCCGTCAGATCGTTCTCAAGTGGGGTGACGCGGAGTTCGTCATCCCGGCGCACAAGGCGTTCCAAATCGGCGAGGAAGTCGAGGATATCGCGACGCTCGCCGATATTGGATCTTGGGCAACACGCCCCAAATTCTTCAAAATGGCGCGGTGCTACGGCGCGATGCTGCGCTTTGCTGGGTGCAAGGTTCGGGATCAGGAAGTCCATGAGGCGATGCTGAACCCGGATGGCGGCGCGGTTGATATGGCTGCGGCTATCGGCGCGCTGGTCAATCTGCTGACCGGGGCGGACGACAAAAAAGCGCCCACAAGCGACGGCGGCGAAATGGAAAAGACTTCCGCCTCGTAAGGGCCGCTTACCTCACGTGGGGGATGCGGTTTAATCAACCGGCTGCCACGTTCTGGGATACCGATCCGCGCCATTTTTGGTGGCTGATCGAGGGCGAGGCGGAAAAAGCCGCTCCGGGGCGGCTTACGGCGGCTGAGCGCAGGGAATTAATCGACATGCTGGAAGAGGCCCAAGCGAATGGCTAAGACCGTCGCCGACATTGCCATTGGCGTGGGCATGGATATCTCTGCGCTTCTGAGCGGCTCGGCAAAGGCCGAGGCTGCGATGGGGCGTTTTGACCGAGCCCTCAACAGTGTCGGGAATGGCCTGCAATCTGTCGGCGGGAAAATGACCGCTGCCGGGAAAACCATGAGCATCGCCACCGCCGCAATCGCAGGCGTGACCGGTGCGGCAATCGCCATGACCAAGGCGACGGCGGATCAACTGGAGGCGATCCAGAACAGCGCCAAAGCAGCGGGCGTCTCGGCTGAGTTCTATCAGGAAATGGCATACGCGGTCGGCGAGGTTGCCGATATTTCCGAGGAAGATCTCGGCGCGGCAATGGTCAAGCTGAACAAGACGCTTGGCGACGCGCAGGGCGGGGCGAAGGGCGCAACTGAGGCGCTGAAGAAGCTCGGCTTTACGCAGGATCAAATCAGCGCGGGCAGCATCGGCAACGAAGCTGCGTTTGGTGCGATGATTGCCAAGCTGGAGGAAATGGAGAACCCGACCGAGGCTGCGGCGCTTGCCGCTGATCTGCTGGGGAAATCAGGCGCGCGGCTTGGCGGCTTGATGGCCGGCACGGCTGGCCAGGTTGACGAGTTGCGGCAGAAAGCCCGCGATTTGGGCGTAATCTTTTCGGAAGATACCACGCAAGCCGCTGACGATTTTAACCGCAAGTGGGATGATGTTGCGCTGCAAATCGGCGCGGTAAAGGTTGCCATCGCTGATAGCCTCATGCCCGTCATGACGAATGAGCTTTTGCCGCTGATCAGCGACAAGGTTATCCCGGCCATTGTCTGGTTGGTGAACAAGATAGGCGACATGGGCAATGCGTTTTCCGCGCTGCCAGAACCGGCAAAGGCAGCAATCGAGATCGTCGCTGGTCTGTTTGCCGTGGGCGGGCCGCTGATGATTGGCATCGGTCTTGTTTCTACCGCTTTGGGCGCGCTTGTGGCCGGTCCAGCTGCGCCTTTTGTCTTGATGGCTATGGCGGCGGGCGCAATCATCACGGCTTGGGCAACGTGGGGTGACGACATCAAAGCCGCAATTGGCCCTGCCGTCACGTGGATCAGCGATACCGTTACACCTCTTTTCGATGCGCTGGGGCCGTTCGGGCAGTTGATTGCCGCGCCGGTCAAGATCGTGGCGGCCTTCATCTCGTTTGGCAGCGACATCAAGGGTGCGCTAGCCGCTGGCATGGATTGGGTAATCGGCAAGTTCGATGCCTTGCTGGCAAAAATCACGATGCTTACCGAAAAGCTCACGGCGTGGAAGGGCGCGGTTGACGAGTTCTTCGCCACGGATACGTCAAACTTGCCCACCTACGGCCCAAGCGATGCTGAAAGCGTGACGGGCGGCGCAGGCGTTCTCGGCGGCGGCACAGGCGGCGGGGCAATGGCGGATGGCCTTGCCAACGGTTTCGTTGACGGGCTTGCCGGTCGCCAAGAGGATATCAACGGCGCGGTTGACGGCATGACGCAGGGCGTGCGCGACCGGCTTGGGATCAAGTCACCTTCCACCGTGTTTGCAGAGATTGGCGGCTATATCGCTGAGGGTCTGGCGCAGGGCATCACAAGCGCGCAAGGCCTTGTCTCCAGCGCAATGCAAACCGTGGGGCAAACGTCCGTCGCATCAATGAAGGGCTATGCCACGGATGCGCTGGGCGTGCTTGGCGACCTGTTCCAAGGTTCCAAAGCCATTGCGGCGGCGCAGGCCCTTGTAAACGCTTGGGCCGGGGCCTCAGAGGCCCTGAAACTGCCGTTCCCGTCTAACCTGATTGCGTTCGGCAAGGTGCTTGCAACTGGACTTGGCGCGGTGCAAGCGATCAAGGGAGCCAGCATCGGCGGCGGTGGAGGCGGTGGGCGCAGCGGCGGCGGATCAACTTCGACCGCAGCCGCTGCCCCGCAAACCCAATCCGTCGCGAATATCACGCTCGTGGGCGATACGTTCTCGCGCGACAGCATCGCTGACCTGTTCAAGCAGATCAACGAGGGCCTGAAAAGCGGGCGGACAATCAATCTGGTGAACGCATGATCGAGATTGAAAGCGGCTTCACCGGCACGACCTACCCCATCGCAAACCCGCGCATCGCAGCCATGTCGATCATCGGCACGGTTGCGGCGTCAAGCGAGGCGACGGGGTTTGAGGCGGTCAACGCCAACAATGATCTGACCTGGATGGCATGGGAGCCGACTTCGGTTCCGGCAACCTGGACGCTGACATTCAGCAGCGCCACGGTGTCCTATGTCGCCATCGCGGCGCACAACTGCGGCTCGGCCGGCGCAACCGTGGCTGTGCAGCGGTGGACCGGTTCGGCATGGTCAACCGTCGCCACGCATGTCCCGATCGATGACAGCCCGATCCTGTTTCTGCTGACACAGCGGACGGCGCAGACGACATTCCGGGTGCGCGTGACCAACGCGATTGCGCAGATCGGTGTGATCCGCATGGGCGACGTTCTCGAACTGCCGCAGCCCGCGCGCTACACCGGCAGCCTGCCGTTCAACGAGGCATCGCAGGACGTTTTCAGCGACAACCTGTCTGACGGCGGGCATGTTCTGGACAGCTTCAAAACCCGCATTGCCGTTCCGGTATCGATGCAGGTTGATAACCTGAGCGAGACGTGGTGGGAGGCAAACATCCCGGCACTGGCGGCACACATCGGCAACCGCCTGCCGATCTTCATGGCAGATCGGCCCACGGAAAACCCGAAGTCAGTCGCATTCGGGCGCACCGACAAACCGCTGCAATCCGAACGTCAGCGCCCGGTTGCGCTGGCATCGCGGCAACTCAACATCAGCCTCACGGGGTATAATCCGGCATGACAACCGTAGTTTCGAGCATCATTGTAAAAATACCTAAATTCCGCTTCAAGGTTTTTAACTTGGCGCTGAATTTCTTTCCGCTTGTCCCGGCTGGATTGCGCCAGCCGCTTTTTGACGGAATGGTTCGTTGGGTCACCGCTGGCCTGAAGGTCAACCTCGAGTGACCGCCAAGATCCCGCTGCAGATTGTCGAACTGCGCCAACCGCGTTGCGCGCTGCGGTTCGGCACGGCGCCTTGCATCGCAACCGGAACCCCGAAGTGTTACAATACCTGGGGGTCTTGCCCGAGCGCCGCAACCCGCGTACACTACGACGCCACGGGTTCGATCTGGTGGCGCTTCGTTGCCAACCGCCCCGGCAACTACCTTTTCGGCGACTACAGCGACCCGGACAATATCCGCACGCATGGCATCCCGGTTTCGGGCCTATCCATCAGCACGACCAAATCCGAACTGAACGTTTCCGGCATTCTGGACGGCAAATCGCCGTTCGGTATCCACGCGTCTTGCTCGGTGTCGATGGATGATTTTGTGTTTAACGATGTCTGGGGCGATCACTACCTTGCCGACCGGGTGAACATGCCAACGCGCCCCTTTTGGGCACCGTGGCTGGCGCGCAACCGCCTCTTCGGCGGCATGGAACTGGTGATTTATACCGGATACGAGGGCGATGCGCTGGCTGCCATGTCGCAGCAGCTTTACATCTTTGAAGGGGTTGACGGCCCGAGCGGCGGCAAGGTGACGCTGCGCGGTGTGGACCCGCTGCGGCTGGCTGACAGCAAGCGCAGCCTGTTTCCGCCCGCCTATACCATGTCGCTCAAAACCGACATTACCGCCGCCGATACATCGCTGACCGTCATCACCGATGCGGAAAACAACATCAGCGGGATCATCGGGCTGACCACACAGCGGCATGTGCTGATCGGGTCGGAGGTCATTGGCTACAGCGGCTATACCGTGGTCACAGCGGGCGAATACCTGCTGACCGGGCTAACCCGCGCGATGGGCGGTACCACGGCGGCAGCCGCGAGCGCGGGCGACAAGATCGGGCGCGTGGGGCATTTCGAAGATGCAATCCTTGCCGACTGCGCCGAATATCTGCTGTCCGACTGGACCCCGGTTGGCGCGGCGCGGATCGACACGGCAACATGGCATTACGAGCGGGATCACTACCTGTCCACCTCGCGCTGCAACACGTTCATTACGTCCTTGACTGCGGCAGATGTTCTGTGCGGCGAGCTGTGTCAGCAAGGCACCTTCAACATTTGGTGGGACGAGCGGGCACAACTGGTCAAAATGCAGGCGGTTCGGCCCCCAGAGGGCACGCCTGTTGCGCTGACTGATGCCACGGCGATCTTGGCCGACAGCGCATCCATGACGATGGAGCCTGACAGCCGACTGACGCGCGTCTTGGTCTATTACGATCAGATCGACGTGACCAAAACCGGGGCGTCAAACTATCGCGTGGTCACGGGCCAGATCGAAGCGGACGGCGAGGCGGAAGCCGCCGGGGGTGAGCCGCGCACGCTGCAAATCTTCGCGCGGTGGGTGCAGACCGAGGCGCAGGCGTATCAGGTCATCAGCCGCACGCTGTTGCGGTATCGCGACGTGCCACGCTTTGCGACCATCAAAGTCAGCGCGAAGGACATGGCGATATCGGCGGGCGATACTGTCGATGTGACCACGCGCACCGTGATCGATAGCGAGGGCCGCAGCAAAACCGTGCGGTGGCAGGTTATCTCATGGGCCGAGGTCAAAGCGGGCGAAACCTACCTGCTTGACCTGCAGGACTTTACGCTTGTCGGGCGGTTCGGCTCATGGATGGCGCCGGGCGCTGACTACGCCGGATCAACCACCGACGAGCACGACACCGGGGCGTTCTGGGCCGACAGCGCGGGCCTGATGCCAGACGGATCAGACGGATACCAGTGGAGCTGACATGGCCTATACCACGCTAGGAAACGCGCTGTTCACGGTCGGCGCGCGCATCACATCTGCCATCGGCATGGCGCTGCGGGACAATCCTATTTCGATGTTCGACGGCGACGCGGGAGCGCCTCGCTTGCAGGGCCTCGCCGTTGCCCGCCCTGGCGATGGGCTTGCCGTGGCGACCGTCAGCGCGGCAGATACCGTCGATGCCAGTGTAGGCGCGGGCGGGGCCGCTGGCACGTCAAGCACCACCAGTTCATCGCTAATCACGGCCTATACCTACACCATCGTCACTTACACCGGATCGATGCGGTTCAAGGCGGCGCACCGGCAGGCGGGCGGCACATCGTCAACGCTGGAAATCTGGAAAAACGGTGCCAGCGTTGACAGTTGGTCAACCGCCTCAACCTCGGACGTGGCGCGGTCGAAAGATGTGACGGTTGTCCCCGGTGATGTGATCACATGGCGGCACAGCGCGGGCGGCGGGGCAACATCCTATTTCACGCTCACGGGCGTGTTCGCCAATGATGGCTATGTGCAGATCATTCCCTACGCGCTGAATAGCACCCTCTAACGGAGCCCCCCAAAAAAATGCCAATTTCATTGACCCCGGTCACGGGCAGCGTTCCGCTGCCTGATGGTAGCGATTTGCAGGCGGCAACGCTGGTGTTTGCGCTATCTGGCATAGATACCGAGGGCAGCGCCGCCATTGCGCCATATGAGGCCACATGCGTTCTTGACGGGGTTGATATTCCAGCGGGGTTTGAGGTCTGGCCGAATACTGATGGGCTGCGCGGTACCTATTATGCCGTATCCATCATCGCGACGGTCACAACGGCTTCTGGCGTGGCGATCCGGCGCACGTTTGATTTTGGCAACGTCCAAGTCGGCGGCGCCGCGTCCTACACCATCGCCGAGCTGCTCAACAGCCCGGTGCCAGAGGCGCCGGGTTGGTATGCGCAGTTGCGGGCGGAGGATATTGTTGACAGCACCGTGACCGGGCGGCGCATCCTGACTGGCGTTTATGGCGCGGTGATCCCGTTCCCGACCCGCGCTGAGGCGGTGACGTGGTGGGCCAGCCATACCCCGCCGGTCGGGACGCAGATGATCGCGGGCGGCTATCGGTATGAGTATATCGGCAGCGGGACGGATATTGCCGACCTGCCGGGCTGGGTGCCGAGTGGCGACACGTGGGCGGCGCATTTTGGCTTTGCGGGTAATGGTACGGCGGCTGATACCGCCAAGCTCAATGCGGCCATTGCCTATGCGGCACCGGCAAAAGTGATGCTCGGGATTGGCACCTATCAGACGGCAAACACCAATGTCGGTGCCGCATCGTGGGATAACGAGCGCCATATCTACATCGCAGCGGATGGCGGCGGCATTATCGGCATGGGCGATGGCGCAACAATCATCAAACGTGCAAATACTGAGCGCGGCAACGTCATCAAGATCGGATCGCGAGTCACGGAAACCGTTACGGTTGCCGGTGCTACGGTGCAGTCGCTGAGCATCGACGGTAACAGGGCAAACGTGCTTGCCCCGACTGCCACGGACTATCACTGGTCAAATATCGACGTGGCGTCTGGCTGCAGCGAGGCTGACCTCTCGGATCTATACATTTACAACGCCCAGTATTACGGCATCGGGTTCCAGCGCACAAATTTCAAGGACAACTTGATCCAGGATGTGGTGATCGAGGACACGGGTGCGGACGGCATCGACTGCAAAGACGATGACGGCAATTCGAGCGGCAACAGGATCAGAAGTGTCACAGTCCGCCGTTTCGGCCTAGCGGTTGCTGGCTTGGCGCTGCAGGGCGGCATCAACATCCGCTCGGGCTGGGATGTTGATGGGTTCACGGTCTCCGAGTTTGGCGATGACAGCCATGGCATTCGCAATGAGGCAAACGCTACAACGACCGCACAGCCGACAACATGGAATAATGGATCGATCAAGCCATCGTCGCGCGGCACGACAAAGGGTGTCTATTCGAACATTGCAGGTGATAACCAAGGGGATATCATATTTTCAAACATCACGGTCGAGGGCTGTGACATAGGGTTTGATTTCCGGGGCCTGTGGGGGATGGCGTCCAACCTGCGCGCCTATGACTGCGGCAAGGGCTGCCGGGTTGAGCAGCGGGTGATGATCAACGGGCTGCAGGTTCGGTCCTGCACGACGGGACTTGAAATCACAAATGACGAAAACGTCATCACGAATTTCGTGGCCCGCAGCAACACGCTCGCAATGAACCTGACCGGGAACTACAACCGCGTCTCGAACGGGATGATTTCTGCGAACACAACGGCTGTGACCGACACCGGGTCACAGAACGCTATTCAGGAAATCACCGGGCTGGCGACCGACAAAACTGTAACCAGTAGTGTCTCAATCGCGTCCACCGGCGTCAAGAACACTACGATTGCGCATGGACTGGCCTTTACGCCATCGCTGTCAGACATTGCGGTCGGCTACTACCGCATCACCGCTGTCAGCGATTTCAAGGTCCAGCCGCCCGTTGTGACCACGGTTGATGCCACAAATATTGTGGTGCAGTCCGAGGTTACGACCGCCAGCGCGACGGCGGGGTCAACCCTGGGCATCCGGGCGCGGTGCGTCGTCAAAAAAGCCCCGAGCCAGTGATGCAGGTGGCGGTATGAGCATTCCGCAATTTCTCTATCCGCGCCAGCGGCAGATCGAGGTTTTGGCTGCGCTTTATGCCGGGGGTCTTGGCGTGTACATCGGCATGTCGGAGGCGCTGCGAATCACGCCGCCGGTCGGCTGGCTGGGCCTGTCGTCGGTGGGCAGGCTAGGGCTGGCCGAGGTGTTGGTGACAGCGGCAATCATCCACGGCATCGGCATCCGGGTCAACGGGGCGTGGCGGTGCAGCCCCTGCTTGCGGCTGGCTGCGATGGTGCTGCTGGCCTGCATCAGCCTGTTTGCGGTGCTCAGGGGTGCCGGGTCTAGCGCCTCATACACCTATGGCTGGATCACGGCATTTCTGGTGATCGGAGCGCACAATGCATTTCGGGATGCAATCAAGTCACTGAGGGGTGCGGCGTGGAAGCGGATTTGATGGAGCGGGCGCTCAATGCCGCCCCGTGGCTGGCGCCGGTTTTTGC